CCAGTATTTATGCTACACGTATTAGGACGCACCCTGTGCAGCCTCTCCGCCTCCCAGTCTACTGACCCAACACCCCTATTAACTAAGACTTCCATTTCAAAAAATTGTGTCATGTCTATTTCAAGCAAATTCTGTACGGCCTTGAGTCGTTGACTAAAATCTTTCTTAATCCTGGTATAAAAATCTGTTTCACTAGTTATGTCCCACAGCCAAATACCGCTCTTATGCATTAACTGCCGATTAATTTTACTTAACGAACAACACCAAATTAATACTCCAACTAAGAAACTTTCTCGTATCCCGTACGCAGCTATCTTATCCAGTAGTGGCAATGCGAATTCAACATTTTTCCTAAAATACTCCAAGCCGAACTGTCTAAGTTCGTAGATTGACATATGTCTCAGATGACTTGCTGAGACCTTATCTATTATAGGTTCTACTGCACCACTAAATATTTTCTCTAAATTCGCATATGTTCTATAACCAGTATAGCGTTTCTGACTCTTATTAGTTACATAGAATAGATAATTAATTATTTCTTGATCATTACAAATGCCATAAGGAAACAGCTGCGGTCCGTATTGTATCCTTGAAACCCGTAATGTAGCTTGTTTACTAAGGTATCTCAAGTCCAAGTCGTTACTAATGTACATAGCCGTTATGTTAAGTTTATGAATATACTTAACATATATCATTACCACATATTCACCGTACAGATATGGTCGATACCCGTCAACCCCTTTCCCTACATACAAATCAAATAAAAGAAATTGTCCATGATCAGTGTCTGAAAGATAAGCTGTGTTGCCTGCAACATTGACTGCTAACGGTACAGCTGTTAGCTCTGCCCACTGTCCACTTCTACTGCCGGTGGTATAGGTGGTGGCTCTTCCGGTGGCACTACTAATGAGTCTAACTCCTTGCGTTCTCCTGGCATTGCCACGCCTGCTTGGGTTTGGATGAGCCGAAAACCCGACGTTACGTAATCATAATCTGCCGTAACCATACCTTGGTATTGTTTTACTAGCTCGGGCACGGTAACTAGTGTGTTTGGAATATTGTAAGTAGGTTCACTAGCAGTAGCATATGGTGCATTCCAACGTGCTTCTTCTAACAACTGAGAGCTCCTACGAGTCCAAGTCAATATCATGTCACAGTCTACTGCCCATTCGTGATCCGCGCCAAAACATCTCTCACGTTGGGACATATTTAAATATCTGTATGATTGTGCTGTTTTCATTTTATAAGGAGGCACTGGAGGCAAAGCGATAGAGACGTCATTTGCAGCATAAATTCTGTGTGCT